GAACGAGATGCAGATGTTTATCGTTATCAGGGTCAAGCATATAGCTGGATAGGCTTTGATGAGATCACACATCTACCAACAGAGTTTGCATGGAACTACTTAGCGTCACGTCTACGGACTACAGACTCAGAGATAGTTCCTTACATGCGCTGTACAGCTAACCCCGGCGGTGCTGGTGCTCATTGGGTAAAGAAGAGATACATCGACCCTAATGTTCCTCACGAGCCTTTCATGGGCGCTGACGGCCTTACAAGAAAGTTTATCCCAGCTAGTTTGCAGGATAACCCTTACTTAGCTAAGGACGGACGTTACGAGCAGATGCTAAAGGCTCTACCACCTACACAGCGTAAGCAGCTCCTAGACGGAGATTGGGATGTAGCAGAAGGGGCAGCCTTCACAGAGTTTGATAGATTCTTACATGTAGTAACCCCTTTTGAAATACCACTTCATTGGGAACGTGTAAAAGGAATAGATTACGGATATGCTTCTGAATCAGCTTGTATATGGGGAGCAGTAGACCCCAGCGATGGTACATTGATTATATATAGAGAGCTGTACCAAAAGAATTTACTAGGTACAGAACTCGCAGAGCTTATAACCAACATGGAACTAGCAGACCCCTTTTCAGTTTCGGGAGTCCTAGACACAGCATGTTGGTCAAGAACAGGTACAACAGGCCCGACAGTAGGTGAGACACTTGTCCGAGCAGGACATAAACTCCGAAGGGCTGATAAGAACAGGATTCAAGGAAAAATACAAATCCACGAATACTTGAAGATTACTCCAAGCGGTAGACCACGCATACAGATATTTAATACATGCCCGAACCTGATACGAGAACTTCAAGGAATTCCTCTGGATAAGAAAAACCCAGAAGACGTAGACACTCACGCATCTGATCACGCATATGATGCCTTACGTTATTTGATTATGTCTAGACCGAGAATGGCTAATCCTTTAGATAGGATGAGAGATCTTAAACGACAACAAAGCTACGCTCCTGTAGACTCAACATTTGGATACTAAAAATGAATCAAGAAAATAGTTTAATGCAGAATTCTGATGAGATATACTACGCCCCTGTTGAGGGTGAGTCAGCTATGCAATTAGAATTAGAAGAAGATGTCAGGAACAGATTTGTAGGTTTAGTAGAAGATCGTTATGCCCTCTCTAAAAATGCTAGAGAGCACGACGAACAAAGATGGTTAACGGCTTACCACAACTTCCGAGGACTCTATCCGAAGAACGTTAAGTTTCGTGAGTCTGAAAAGTCTAAAGTATTTATTAAAGTAACCAAGACAAAAGTTCTTGCAGCTTTCGGCCAGTTAGTAGATGTAATTTTTGGCACAGGTAAGTTTCCAATTGGTGTAAGAGAAACTAAAATCCCTGAAGGCATTTCTACTTATCAGCATCTTGACATGTCTGGTGCAGATATTGAAACTTCTAAAGCTCCAGAAGAGCTTAAAAAAGAAAAGAAAGAGATCGACCCTTTTGATATTGGATTTAAAGGCGACGGCAAAGTCTTAAAGGCTGGAGCTACCATGGGTGGCGGAGAGTCCTTTTTTGAAGAGGCGTTGAAGAAAAACGAAGCTGTTTTTGTAAACGGCCCCTCACCAATGGCAGAAACGTTAGAGATTTCCCCAGCTAAAGAAGCTGCACGTAAGATGGAAAAACTGATTCATGATCAGATTGAAGAATCTAGCGGCTCAAGTGAGCTACGTAATGCACTCTTTGAATCTGCATTGTTTGGCACAGGGATTATTAAAGGCCCATTTAACTTCAATAAAGAAATAGGCCGTTGGGATACAGATGAGAACGGTAATCGTTTCTATACCCCCGTAGCTGTGCGTGTTCCCCGAATTGAGTTTGTAAGCATCTGGGATTTCTTTCCTGATCCAAATGCAACAACCATTGAAGAATGTGAATACGTCTGCCATCGCCATAAAATGAATAAGTCGCAACTACGTGCTTTAGCTAAAATGCCTTATTTCAAAAAGGATGCTATTCGTGAGTGCTTACAGATGGGAGCAAACTATGAAGAAGCGGACTATGAGCACGAATTAAAAGATGATAGACGTACAGAGGATTATGGTTCAGGTCAGTATGAAGTAATAGAGTACTGGGGAATTATTGATGCAGAGTATGCCCGTGAAGTAGGTATGAACTTACCGGCAGAGATCGATGATTTAGATGAAGTACAGGTGAACGCTTGGATCAGCAATGGGAAACTACTACGTTCAGTTGTTAACCCGTTCACGCCGCACCGTATCCCTTATAATGCTTTCACTTACGAAAAGAACCCCTACAGCTTTTTTGGTATTGGTGTTGCAGAAAACATGGATGACTCACAGCAAGTAATGAACGGTCATGCTCGCATGGCTATTGATAACCTTGCATTAAGCGGCTCTCTAGTCTTTGACGTAGACGAGTCAGCTCTTGTGGGTGGGCAGTCTATGGATGTGTACCCCGGAAAAGTATTTAGACGACAGGCTGGAATGGGTGGACAAGCAATACACGGGATTAAATTCCCTAACACATCACAAGAAAACATGATGATGTTTGACAAGTTCCGTCAGTTAGCAGATGAGCAAACAGGTATTCCTAGTTACTCACACGGTCAGACAGGCGTACAGTCTATGACACGTACTGCATCAGGTATGTCTATGCTTCTAGGTGCAGCGTCATTGAATATTAAAACAGTAGTTAAGAACTTAGATGACTTCTTGCTTAAGCCTCTTGGTAAAGCATATTTCCAGTGGAACATGCAGTTTTTTGACGGTGAATTACAGATAGAAGGTGATCTAGAAGTAAAAGCTATGGGTACAAATAGCTTGATGCAAAAAGAAGTACGTAGTCAACGACTAACAATGTTCTTACAAACTGCACAAAACCCAGCTATTGCACCGTTTGTTAAGATGTCTAAGATTGTTAGTGAGCTTGCATACAGTTTAGATCTAGACCCAGATGAAATTTTAAATGATGCTGAAGAAGCTAAAATAGCAGCGCAGATTATAGGAGCACAGAATGCTGGACAAACAGCTGGCGGTCAAGCTGGCAACCCTAACGAACAACAAGGAGCTATGGCAGGCGATGCTGGAGCACCTCAACAACCTCAAGACCTTGGAGCTACAGGCACTGGTGGCGGCAACATCGGAACAGGAGCTGTACCGCAGGCAGGGGAGAGTGAATTCTCTGGATAACTTATTACAATTAAAAGAGCGTGTATCTGAAGCTCGTCAAAGAATAGAGGAATAAAAAATGCCAAACGAAGAAGACATGAAAGTAAAGTATGCAGTAGGCTCCGTAGCTCAAAGGGCTGTAGAAGGTTCAGACTCCTTATTAGAAGCTGCTAAGGCAGACGTTAACGAAATTAATCGTGGCCCTGCGGAAGAGACTTTACTTTCTACACCTGATCGTGGCGCTCCGCAGATCCGGCCTGAAGCAAGCCCAGAAGAAAGCAAAGATGTTGAAGAAGAGCTATCAATCCCTGTGCCAGTGTTAGCCTCTATTTGGTTTTCAGAAAATACTGAACCGCCTGTAGAAGAAGAGGTGGACGCTTTTGAAGATGCCGTGACTGATGCTGTAACTGAAAACGAGCCGGTTTTTAAATTCAAAGATAAAATATATAGTATAGATAAAGCATCTCTAATGGAAGTCACTGAAGAGCTTGACCAAGAGAGGAAGGGTTTCTTTTTTGGATCACTAGCTAAACGAGTAAAAAAACTATCTAAGGGTAGAAAAAGCAAGAAGGGCGGTCGTGGACTAGGTGGTGCTATTTCCCGTTCAATAGAAAGATTAAGAGGAAGACAACAAAAAGCTTCTCCTGCCCCAACTAAAGTAATAAACATGGGCAATGTAGTAGCTACAAAATTCCCGAGGTTTTCTTCGAAAGAAGTTAAAAAACCTATGGGTGGTTTCTTTTCCGCTATCGGTAAGATGGTAAATAAACAAGCGGGAAGCGGCGTTAAAAAACAGGTAAAGAAAGGCGCACCCAGTAAGCGTAACAAGCCATTTAAAAACTCTAGAGGTTCTAAATTTTATAGAGGTTTTAAAGGTCGTTTTGGTTTTGAAGAAGGTGGTATGCCTGTAGATACATACCCCAATATTGCTCCTGAAGACATGGCAGAAGTAAAAGCGTCACAACTTCCTGATAGTGAGATGGAAGCTAAGTACGAAGAGTTTATTCTTGGCGAGGCTTTAAGTCCAATAGATCAAGATTACCTAATGGATTCGTTAGGTGAAGATGCAAAATTAAGTACCATCTTCGATAGAGTGATGGATGTAGCAACAGAATTTTCTGGTGCGGGTGCAGTAGAAGGCATCGGTACTGGAGTATCAGATTCGATACCGGCTAGGTTATCGGACGGTGAATTTGTTTTCACCGCAAAGGCCGTTGAAGCAATAGGCGTAGAAAACCTCCAAAGAATGATGGACGACGCTGAACGAAGCTTTGACGAACGTGATGGAAAGGCATATGGAGGCGCAATGAGTAGTAGCGCCGAAGACGACGAAAGTATAGACTATAATTCGAGGGGCGACAATATCAGCACTCAATTAAACGCCATACTTTTAGAAGCTAATCCAATGTCACACCGATAGTAAGGCCACCTATTTATTTAGCCCCTTACTAAAACAACAACAATTAACCTAGAGGCCACCTTTTCAGTTCAAGCCCTTATGATGTTTAGCTAACTCATAGCCACCTTGAAAGACTAAAAAGCCCCCACAGGAGAGCGACAGAATGACAGAACAAGTAGAGCAAGAAGTAAGTGAACAAGCAGTGAATCCCTATAATAAGGATAAGTCTTGGCATACGCCAGATGCACCTAATAAAGGAAGAGCTGATTCTTTATTCTTTGACGATTCTAAACAGGCCACCTCGGAAGAAGCCCCTGTAGAAGAAACAGAAAAGAAAACAAGAACTAATTATAAAAAACGATACGATGATTTAAAGAAACATTATGATGAGAAGGTTTCCAACTTTAAACAGCGAGAAGCTGAGTTAGAGGCGGCGGCGACTAGTGGATTGAGTTCCGACTACACACCCCCGAAGACTTCAGAAGACTTGCAAGAGTTTAAAGAAAAGTATCCTGATCTGTATGAAACGGTAGAGACTGTAGCGCATCAACGCACTGCGGAACAAACTGAAGCTTTGAGACAGCAGTTAAGTGTTCTCCAACAACGAGAACAAGGAATTGCACGTAAAGAAGCTGAGTCTACTCTACATGAGCGTCACCCTGATTTCAACGAGATCAGACAAGACGATAATTTTCATGCGTGGGCTGATACTCAACCGGAGCAAATTCAAGGTTGGATTTATCAAAACCCAGACAATGTTCAACTAGCAATCAAAGCTATCGACCTTTATAAATTAGAAAGTGGTATCACTTCTAAAAGCGCTAAACGTACTGCATCAAAGTCGCAATCTACTGGATCAGCAGCAGACATGGTATCTACAAAAACTACTTCCGTAGGTGCCAATGAGCCAAAGATCTGGACACGGAAAGAGATCAACTCTCTCTCTATGGCCGACTATGATAAATATGAATCAGAAATAGATCAGGCTGTAACAGAAGGAAGAGTTGCTTCTTAAACTTTTATTCTTTTAATGAGGTAACACACAATGACTAGTAATACATCTAACGACAACTTTGACGCTTCAGGTTCTAACTTTGGCGGAGCATCACCAACAGGTAACTTTTTACCGGAAATCTACTCGAAAAAGGTTCAAAACTTTTTCCGTAAAGCTTCTGTAGTAGAAGGCATCACTAACACTGATTACTCTGGCGAGATCAGTTCTTTTGGTGACACTGTTAAGATTATCAAAGAACCAACAATTGAAGTGTTTGATTACACTCGTGGTAGCGATACTACTCAAGCAACACTTACTGACACTCAAACTACATTAGTAGTTGATCGTGCTAACGCTTTCAAATTCATCGTTGATGATATTGAAGAAAATATGTCTCATGTAAACTTTAAAGAGATTGCTGCTTCTTCTGCTGCATACTCGCTTAAAGATGCGTTTGATAAAGGCGTACTTGCCAACATGATTGCTAACTTGTCAGCAGCTACACCAGACCATATCATCGGTGCTGATGCAGCCGCAGGCACTGGCGGAGTTGTTGAAACTACTGCTTCAGTAGATATTTTAAGCACTGCTGGTACAGTAGTAGATCCTCTTGACCTTATGGCTCGAATGGCTCTTAAACTTGACGAAGCTAATGTTCCAGAAGAAGGCCGATGGTTCTTAGCATCTCCTGATTTCTACGAGCAGTTAAGCCAGTCTGGTTCTAAGTTATTGTCAGTAGACTTTAACGCAGGCCAAGGTTCAATCCGCAACGGTTTGGTAAGCACTGGTAAGTTACGTGGCTTTGAAATGTATAAGTCTAATAACTTAGCTCCATCAGGCTTAACTGCGGCAGGTATTGTTTTAGCAGGTCACATCTCAAGCACAGCGACTGCTCAGACAATTATCAATACTGAAGTTCTTCGTGACCCTACAAGCTTTGGCGACATCTGTCGTGGCTTGCACGTTTACGGTTCTAAAGTATTACGTCCAGAAGCATTGGTCGGCGCATACTACGGCTAATAGCAACAACTAAGTGCGAGGGGTGTAAAAGCCCCTCAATCTTTTAAGGAGATATACATGCCCCAAATAGGAACTCCAGAAAAACCAGTAAAACTTAAATGGAACAAGGTAATTAAAGTATCAAGTTCTGCGTATACTGGAACAGCAAAACAGAATTACGATGATAACTACGATAAGATTTTCAATAAAACGAAGAAGACAACAGAGGCCAAGTAAATGGCAACAACTTTTAAAGAATTAACAAATCAAATTCTTCGTGAACTAAACGAAGTAGAATTGACTACATCTAGTTTTCCTTCGGCTGTGGGCATACAAGCACACATTAAAGATTGTATTAACAAAGCTTATTTAGATGTTGCTATTGACGAACCTCAATGGCCTTTCTTAGCTGCTGCTGAAAGCGGATCACTAGACCCTATGTACGGTAACGCATCTATAGAGTCAGTAGCTGGAACACGATGGTATGAATTAAAACCATCTAGCTCATCTCTTGGGGACGATTACGGCTCTATAGACTGGGATAACTTTTACTTAACAACTGTAGGTGTTGCAGGAGAAACAGCGCCTTATGTATCTAAAAGTCTACACTATTCAACCACAGAAGATTGGAATAGATTTAGACGGGCGAATGAAAACGCAGACGATGCAGATCAAGCAAAGGGAGGCGAGCCTACACATATTATTAGAAGCCCCGATGGGCGTAAGGTAGGTTTAAGTCCTATCCCAAATAAAGCATATAAAGTTTGGTTTTCTGCATATAATCAAATAACTAAACTTTCAGCAGAGTCAGACACAATCGTCATACCGGATTCTTATATTAATGTTGTTCTAGCAAAAGCCCGATATTATTGCTGGCAGTTTAAAGATAATCCGCAAGCAGCTTCCTTCGCTATGGAAGACTATAAAAAATCCTACGATCAAATGCGTTCTAATTTATTAGAGCCTACCCCCACATATATAACAGACGATAGAGTGAGGTTCGTGTAAGATGGCTCAAACGCAACCTTATGGCTTCGCATGTAAAGGCGGGTTAAATTTAAACAGGAGCAGCTTTGATCTTCAAGATCAGGCAGGCGTAGCTGCACAACTTTTAAACTTTGAAGTTGACGGCGATGGCGGCTACCATAAAATTAAAGGCTGTACAAAAGTAACGAACGACGTAAGAAGTCGTATAATTCTATCACCAACGATAGATAGTGTAGGCGCTGACACTACTCTCAATGCATCGATTGAAGGAATAATAGGTTATAAAACAGGTGGTATTGCCTATAGCGGAACGTCTATTGTCTTTACGCAGGACGGCACAAACTGGATGCAGATAGACAGAATTACATCTGGCGCAGGCGGAGAAGATCACGCTACGTTTATAAGTAATAATACTGCGCTTGGACAGGCGAACAACGAACCAATATCTTTTATAGTTTATGAAAGTGCTGCGACAGAAGACCAGATTATAATATGTAATGGGGTAACTGCACCTTGGCAAATTCTTATTACAGGCAATGGTGCACCAACTAACTTAACTTATAAAGTTAATCAGATACAAATCTCTCATGGCGAGGGCGGATACAATTTTAAACCCACCACTGGCGTAACACATAAAAATAGATTAGTGTTGGCTGGAGATCCCGCACACCCCAATTCAGTTCTCTACTCCGCCGTAATCACAGGTGACATTACTTTTTCGGGAGGCACTTCAGGTGTGGTCGTCTTAGAGGATAAAGTAGTGGGAGTGTCTAGCTTTAAAGACACTGTGGTTGTGTTCTGTAAATCAAGTATCCATAAGATTGAAAACTTAGGAGACGCAGCAAACCAAAGAGTTGTCACGATCTCAAAAAATGTAGGTTGTGTGTCTAAAGAAACGATTCAAGAACTCGGTGGAGATTTAATATTTCTAGCACAAGACGGGTTAAGGACTTTAGCAGGCACAGATAAAATAGACGACACAGAACTCGGCACAGTAAGTAGACCCATCCGTACAATATTAGATAAAAAGATACTTGAGAATATAAATCTTTTAGATCTAGCAAGCGTTGTGATAAAAAGTAAAAACCAATATAGGTTGTTTTATTCTAACAGGGCAGCCCCTGCCACAAGCACTTCTGCTGGGCGGGAAAATGACATAGAGAACTCTCAAGGCATTATAGCCACTTTGACATCGCAAGGCTTAGAGTTTTCTGAATCACTAGGAATGCAGTGTAAAGCAATAACTTCTACTATAATAAATAATGAAGAAACAATTTTCCACGGAGACAGGTACGGAGCTATATTACGACACGACAGGGGCACAGGATTTTTTACAGACGCACAATATAAAAATATACGAGCTGTATATAGAACACCTTATTTAGATTTTGGTGATATGGGAACTCAAAAAACTTTAAATTATGTAAATTTAAAACTAGAAGCAGAAGGTGTTGTTACACCCACACTAGGTATTAGATATGGTGAAGAAAACTATACTCCTATACAGCCTACTGATATTGTGCTTCCTCGCTTAACACTGCCCTCCAACTTTGGCTCAGCCCGCTTTTCAAACAGCGTTTATGAGTTTGCTTTTGGCGCTCTTACGTCCCCTTTAATAAGACAAGCAGTTCAAGGTAGCGGCAATACAGTACAAATAAAACTACTATCAGATGATCAGCAAGCTTCTTTTAGTATTCAAGGAATATATATTAATTATTATCCATCGGGTAGGAGATAAGTAAATGGCAGTTTATACACAGTTAATAAGTTCATATGACGACGGCGAGACTATATACGCCAGTTTGTTTACGAATGAATTCAATCAGATTATAGCTGCTTTTGATAAAGCTTCTGGACACAATCACGACGGAACCACAGATGGCTCCGGTGCACCTATCACTACGTTATATGGAAACATTCTTACCTTGGGTAAAGGGACGGGTGATGTTCGGTTAAGCTTTAATGCAAGTACAAACGATGGTGTCTTAATTTGGAAGGATACTGAAAACCATTTTATGTTCCATAACTCTGTTTTAATTGACACCCCCAGTCTCGGCCACGCTGCTGGTGACGAAGTTGTTCAGTTAGAAATTAGTGGTGACAATGCAAATAATTCTATACTTAGAGTTGTTGAGGAACGAGACTCAGCTACAAGCACTGATTGGCTGAGCACACATAAACGCATAGAGTTTGCCGTGGACGTAACAAGAATGTCGTATATCGCTCAAAACTTTAATGGCGATTACGGACTTGAGATCGGAAGCTCTGCGGGAGGCGGCCCCAATACTGTTTTTTCGACAAGCGCACAACCTTGGATCTCAATGAAAAAAGCAGCAACAGGTAACGGGGCAGGGGCGGTTGAGTTATACTATGGCGATAATGGCACTTCAGCTAAAAAGCTTGAGACACAAGTAAATGGCATTACTGTAACAGGGAGTGACCAATACACATCAATAGTTTTTAAACAAGACCAAAACGGCCCCCATCCCGTAGCTTCCGATCTTTGTCGAATACAAGCTACTTGGAACGAAGGTGGTTTATCATCAAGCTACTTAGATTTTATGATCGCCGATGATGACCTCGACGGGTTTCGATTCCGAGCTAAAAACTTTGAAAACGGTAATAGCGCTGTTTACGAAGACTTTATGACAATAAAGTTTGATCCTCTCGTCACTGCTCGTGATGAAGGAATTATAACTATTAATGGCGGCATACGTCAACAAGGGCAGCAGTATAATCTTTTTGTTAGAGATGATGTTGCTGGCTCACCTGCTCTATACGTCCAACAAACAGCGTCAACAGGTAGAGTTGCTTCGTTTCAGTTTGGCAGTGCTAATGCTAACGGAGGAACTGAAGTCCTTGGAGTTCTCCACGACAAGATAGAAGTAACGGGTACAGTAGAGGCAGATGGTTTTAGCGGCACTGGTAGTGTAACTATCACTGACTTTATTGATGATGATAGTTTTGACAGTGCATCCGCAACTAATGTCCCTACTTCTGAGTCTGTTAAGGCTTATGTAGACGCACAGGTTGAAGACCAAGATACCTTAGCTGAAATTTTAGCCATAGGTAATACTACTGGTGGTACAGATATACAGTTGACTGCTGGTGACAAAATTGTTGGGCCATCCAGCGGTGGACTCGGCGATTATCTAACGATCCAGAACGGGTCGGGCGCACAAGGCGTTTACATAACCAGTAGTGATGGTCTTTCAAAGGTTTATGCCTCTGAAACGTATGTGAGTCTTTATCACACTGGGGGCGATAACGCAGGCCGGAAGTTACAGACTACAAACTCAGGCATAGACGTAACAGGTACGGTTACAGCGGATGGTGTGACATTAGGTAATAATGAAAGAATCACTTTAGGCGCAGAATCTGACGGCAAGTTAGAGATATATGAAGCTACTGGCGGCAACGGTGTTATTGAGCAGACTGGTGCTGGTAGCCTTGTATTAAAAGGGCAAAACACAGATATACATAACGATGCTAACGACCTGATGATAAGAGCTGGGGTAAATGAAGCTGCACTTTATCATCGCAATGGCGATAACGCAGGTAAGAAATTACAAACTACAAACACAGGCATAGACGTAACAGGTACGGTCGCTGCCTCTGACGGATTAACCGCAGACTATATTGATTTAACTGGTGGTAAGTCAACTACGAGTACAGGGGCTATCTGCGCTGATAAAATTAGATTTAGTGCTGAGACTTCAGACGAAGCCGCAATATATGCGAGTGTAGATGGTCTTAATACCAGTTTATTTATCCAGTCTGCTGACGATGCAAGTGACAAGGTAAGAATTGTTGCGGGCGGCACAGAGGCTTTAACTGTTGCTAATACAGGCATAGACGTAACAGGTGAAGTCAAAGGTGACACACTAACTATTGATAACGGCAGTGGAGACACTAACGGATATATAGCAAGTGCGACTGGCGCAACTCGATTTACAGTTAAGAGTACGCACGATGGCCTAGAAACAGAAGAAGTTGCGGGTGTTGAGATTGGAGCTAAAAGCCTATCTTATCTTGATTTAAAAACTCCTGACACTGATGATTACGATTTAAGAATATATCATTCAGAGCCAGCAAACCACTCAATGATAGATTCTTTAGCCGAAGATTTATTCTTGCGGTCAGGCGGCAAAGTAGCCTTACAACACGCAGGCGCAAACACTAAGCTAGAAACTACAGCCACAGGCATAAACGTAACAGGGGTAATTGACTGCGACACCAGCTTGCAGATACGCTCCACGGCTACTGCTGATAACGATGCAATGCCTGACATTTATCTTGATAATCAACATGTACCAGCAGATAACCAAAACCTCGGAATGATTCAATTCAGAGGTTTTAACGATGCGGTGCCCGCAGAAATGCAGTCATATGCACATATCTATGCACAACAGGTAGATGTAAGTGATGGAGCTGAGAAAGGTAAGTTAGTTCTGACAGCTAGAAACGGCGCTAGTTATGTTGAGGCTTTACAAGTAACTAAAGACGGTATAGACGTAACAGGTACAGTTGATTTAGATAACTTAACCATTGCTACCGCTCAAGGTACTGCTGGTCAGGTACTAAAATCTACTGGCTCAGGTATTGAGTGGGCTTCTGTTGCTTCTGGCGGCGGTGAAACCTTAACTCAAACACTTGCTCTGGGTAACGCCACTGGCGGTAATGATATTGTAATCACGGATGGAGATGTTATCACAGGGACAGCCGACCCTGTTATTAGACCGCCAGCACCATCTGCTGGATACGGCGCTCCCGCAATACAGTTACAAACCAGTGGTGGTTTTGCGAGAATTATCACAACTGATCTTGAGTGTAAGTTGTTTTATGGGGCTACGGCAGCGGTGGCGGCCCTAAAGCTAGAAACTACTAATGCAGGCGTGACCGTAAAAGGTGGTGTTATTGCTGATGAAATTGCAGCACCCAACTCATACGTTCTTACAACCTCAGCAGTTATGCTCAACTCACAAAATTGGAATGGTAAACAAGTTTGGAACAAACACGCTGGCAACACCACACTAACCCTAGCTACTGATGCTCAAGCACCTGTAGGGTTTTCAACCACCATTAGCGTAATGAGTTCAGGATTTACCATGACCCTAACCCCAGACACAGGGGATACCATTAAGTACCTAGACCCCGTAGCTAACACTTGGACAGGTACAGTTGATCAAAACCTTGTTATAGGTTCTGGCGGTGTTATAGATCTAATTAGGACTGCGACTAGCGAGTGGACTGTCTACGGTTCGGGAGTTGTGTAATGGGCACTTCAAAAGCGGTTAAGGTAGCTGGGGGAGGTGATCAACAGTTGAGGGTTATACCCCCTGAGTCAAATAATGACTTAAAAAACCCACTAAGGAACCAAGACAACTATCCAGTGGCCTACACTTATAACGGGGCACCTGCCCCAAGCTCCACAACTGGCACCAGCGGTGTTAGTAGTTTTGTCGCTGACTGGGGCCACTACGGTGCAGTGTTCTTATCCCCAGAAGGGTTGGGTAGACAGACTGGGTTTCAAAATTATATGTTGTACCCATACCCAGACTGGGAAGACACAACCTTCAGCCCAGACCCTGTAGATACAAACAGAGTCCTTAAACTTTTTGGAGCTGGTGCACTATACCCAGCACAGCAAACTGTACCGAACACAGTTGTTCGAGGCCAAGCCTACACTAGTGGCACTACTAAATATCTAGATCAATACGAGACTAGAACTGCGGGCCACATGACTGATACTGTGAATGATACAGCTAGTTCCACAACCAGTATGGATAATTCTGGCATATGGACTCACGAGGCTTGGACACAATGGGTTGACATTCCAGCAGGAACTACCCACATTACGTTTGGTGTTACAATGCGTGTCCCAGCAGGAGATCAGTTAAGGACTGATAACTGGGGTGGTGTTTACGTCTGGCAAGATATCCTCTTTAATGGAACTACTCTGATAAGGCAGACAGATTATGTTAGGGTGTATAACTCTAGCAATACCAACCAGAGTGACTTACCAACAGGTACGGCTTATAGCAACACTGGCAATGCGCAGTATAACTGGAATGTCTATGGTTCATATCCTTACGCCGTAAGCCCCCATACTTGTGAAGGGGCAAACCCTCTTCTTAACTATATTGATGAAGTAGACGCAATTGACCAAGACGATTTAGGGGGTTTTGTTAGAAAAGAGTACCAAGTAGAGGTGTTCACTTTTGGCACCGACCCTGTCAACGAAGCAACTAGTGTGGGTATCGGTTTATTTTTTGCAGAAAACGCTAAGTACAGGTATGATGAAGACTCTGACGACAGCGGGTCTATAGAGTTTTTTAATCCGTCCATCACATTCCAAACAATAGTATAGGAGAATTATGAGCCAAGTAACTTTAGTACAAAAATTCTTAACCGACCAAAGTTCTGTAACTGAACAGGAGCTGGTGGATAATGCAGCACTTACCGTCCCCACTACCAATACAAACAGTCCAGAATTCTACGCTGGTGTTGTCTCTGAAATGGCTGTTGGGTGCCTAAAGAACGAACCCGATGGTATATCTAAGCCTGTTTCTAAGCAGATAGATTATTGGATTGTTAAGTATTACGAATCTCTAGAAGTATAGTAGTCGCCTATCGTCATCCAGAGTTAGGCTATGAATGATAATACAACCTTAACTGAAAAGTTTGTTACCCGTTACCCTACAACTTAAAAGGATTTTAAATAATGAGCAAAGATGTAACCACTCATGACCTGTTAGCCCGTATTGAAAAGCATGAGGGTGAATGTGCAATTAGATGGAAGAATGTGGAGTCTCAACTGAACCGAGGCGGGAACATTATGAACAAGTTAGAAACACGTATATACGGTTTCAATGCTATACTACTTACTGGCATTATAGCTATCCTATTTAAAATAGTTTAATTTGAAGGACTTATACAATGAGTAAATATTTACAAGCTTTAGAAGAAACAAAAACACAGAGAGAGAACTTCCGATGGGGTGGTAGTAATTCTAAAACAAAAGATGCGAAAAAGGCAGCAGATGCGCAAGCGAAGGCGACTCAAGATGCAATAGATAAAGCAGTGAAAGAGGCAACAGAAGCTGCAACGAAGGCAAATGAGAAGCTGGCAGCGGATAAGGCAAAGCTAGAGAAAAAAGCGCCTACCGATTTAGAGTTAACACCTGCACCCAAAGCTGAAATTACAGATGTAAAAACTGGGTTGGCTGCGGATGTTTCTTTAGACCCTGAAGCCTCTAAACAATTTACTACTTCAGAAGATGAAGTATATAAAATTCCAGAAACGACAAGAAGCACTGAGCGAGATGCTAAAGATGTTAAAGCTGTCGCACTAGGCACAGCCAACGCAACAACTTCAAAAGCAGACACGGACATTGGAACTGTAGATGCAGCTAATTATACAGCTACTAAAACTGCGGATATGGAAGGGTCAGACTTATCTATTTTCGGTGAAGCCCCACAAGGCGTAGCCGCTACAGTCATGAAGACAGTGGATGTAGCTAAACCTCGGACTGCCGGTGCCGCAGCTGATGCACTTGCAAGTGGAAGTGGTGTAGATGCAGGACTTAGTACCTCTATTGCAAGCGATCCCGTAGGTGCATTAGATCAAATAGACGGCGCAGATATAGAAAGCCGTGCAAATATTGCGGCTCTTCCAGAAGAAGCTCTAATGTCTACACAGATGGACGGGCTTTTAGAGGGTATGGAAGAAGGTAAAACACCTTTATGGGCTTTACCAGCGGTGAATAAAGTAAATGCAATGCTGGCTGCTAGAGGCATGACAGCTTCTAGTGTAGGTCGAGACGCTTTATTTAGTGCTATCATTCAATCAGCTATGCCGATAGCACAGGATAACGCTAAAGCTTTACAAGCACGAGCAGCCCAGACACTTGATGCAGCAGTTCAGTTCACAAAACAAGAAGCTGATTTTGAACAACAAATGAAAATCACTAACTTGGCTAATCAGCAACAAGCGTTTATCCAAAGCCGTGAACTAAGTCAGCAAAGATTGTTATCTGATCAAAATGCTTCGAATGCTTCAAAACAATTCAACGCTTCAAATCAACAGCAGACAGATCAGTTTATGGCTTCGATGCGTAACAATGTATCTCAGTTTAATGCTAGTCAAGATAACGCAATGAAACAGTTCAACGCTTCTGAAATTAATAAAATTAATTCTATTAACGCTGGCAATCAATTACAAGCTGATCAATTTAATGAGCAAATGACACAAGACGCTCAAAAGTTTTATGAGTCTAATGTTTTACAACGTGAGCAGTTTAATGCTGCTAATGCTCAAGCAATTCAACAGTCTGATTTAGCATGGAGACGCAATACAAACTCAGCAGCTACAGCAGCTTTCAATGCAGCTAATCAACAGAATGTGCAAAACGAATATAACATGACGGCGCTAGACCAAGCACAAGTTTGGTTACAGATGCGAGATAGTATGGCATATGTCAGACAAAATTATGAAAACGAAGAACAGCGCATTGCTCAGTTGTATGCTACAGCTATTGGTAACGAAGCTGCAATGGGGGCATCAAAGTCTTCTGTGACTACCGCCAACCAAAAAGCATCTGCTGATTTTATTGATACATTATTTCTTTAATCACTAGGAGATTAAAATGGGATTAAAATTAAAAGTTAAATTTAAAAAATTTAAAAAGTCTGTTAAAAAACATGTCAAGAAAGTAGGCAAAGTAATTAAAAAAATCTCTAAGATTACAGGGATGGATAAAGTATTTAATGCAATAGGTAAAGGCATTAAAAGTGCTTTTACAAAGTTCGGTAAGTTTATGAATAAAATAGGCGTGGTCGGACAAATAGCTATGATGTTTATACTCCCCGGAATTGGAAGCGCTTTAATGAGCGGCCTAGCCAGTTTTGGTACAGCGGCTGCTGCGTCTACTAATTTCTTAGTTAAAGGTTTGGGTCACTTAGCCCAGTACGCACACACCGCAGTTTCAACAGTTGGTAATGTGTTCAGTAATGTAACTAAAGGTGTGATGGACACTCTTGGAAACTTTGGTAAGACGTTAGGCAAGAAAATGGGCTTCAACACTACAGGAGCTGATACGTTCTTTGGGGCGGGAGATAGCGCCTTCAGTCGAAGCTTCACAAACTCAGACGTTAGTCGTTTCCAAAATCTAACTCTAGGCGAAGAGGCGTACCAAGAAAAACTCCTTGGTGGTATGGAAAAAATTAACCAAGAAGCTTTAAAATCAGCTGTAACAGATGTGTCAAATGTGATCCCAGATGGTGTAGCAAATGCAGCGGATTCAGGGATTGGACTAACAGATGCACAATTAACTGAGTTTAACGCAAGCGCAGTAGATAGTGGGTTAACAGCCTCTGGGCCTCAGATGTCCTCTATTGCGCCCGCACCTCAAGTTACACTAGATCCTTCTCTCAGTAGCTCTCAGATGAGCATGGTAGATCCTAGTCAATTAGTAGACCCTAATGCTATATTAAGCACACCTGTAGACACGAGAAGTCTTTTACAGAAAGCAACTGACGGTACTGTAGACTATGCTAAAGGTCTTTATGACGCAGGTAAAGAGAAAGTAATGTCAGGAGTAGATGTTGCCACCGATCCTGAAAAACTTATAGACCTTGGAGTTGAAAAAGGTAGCGACGCTTTAGATGTTTCTGGTAAAACATATCTTACTGTACGAGCAAAAGAAGAAGCATATAAAGCTGCATATGATGGCGAAATAGATCCTAGAACACCTATATATAATGTAGATAACACTTCTTACAGGACTTATATACCAGAGTTTACAACAGCAGAACAAGGTAGTGTAGGTTCAGGATATGCAGATACAACTAATGCGTATGAATCTTTAGCTTATAGTAATTCGCAGTATGGTAATACAGCTGTACAAATGGACTACGGGTATTCTTCTTATATGAATAAAGCGAGTAGTAATAGTCAATTTAATCCAAGCAACTGGGGATCGTAATAATGGCCGATGCAGAAGTAAAACAAGAACAAGCAAAAGCAAACATGAGCTATGAAGATTATTCTAAGCAAGCTATGTTTGACGGGCCAATAGCTGGACAGTCGCTTATGGAAGATCCTAGTAGCCCTCGTCCAGATGAACAGCCTCCACTATTCACTGCTATACGCCCAGCTTTAGAGTATACGTGGGGTAAGTTAATTGAACCCGCTAACTACACTAAGGTCATGACTTTACTAGGTAATGAAATGCCTGTATTAACATTAGTTAAAGGAATGTTATTTGTGGGTGTAAGAGACGGGAAATGGAATCCTGATTTAATGATGCTTATGGTAGAGCCTGTTGCGTACATGTTAATTGCCTTAGCTGAGCGCCAAGAAATTCCTTTAGTTCTGTATTCAGGCGAAGACGAAGACGCAGATTCAGAAGAAGAAACAATGGGTGTTGCCATGGAAGAAGAAAGAATGGCAGATCTAAAACGCAATGCAGAAGCTAGTCGAGTACCCGAAGGAATTCTTTCTGCACAGATGCAAGCAGACCTAGCGGCTATCCCACAACAATCAAGTTTTGATGCAGGTGAGCTTAATTCAAGCACTACGGGAGAACAACAACCAAGTATTGATGATGCCCCCGCACCTGAACCAGTTGAGCCTCAACAAAGTTTAATGTCTAAACCTGAATAAAGGAAAATAAATTATGTCTATTCAAGATCTGGGTGACTCTCTTTTAAGCAATGTCCGTGATAGAAAAGATGCACAATATGAACAACAGAAAAAAGATCAGAAAGATGCGCAACGCACCGCTGATCGAAAAGCACGTCAGCAAAAATTAATTGGGTATGGTTTAAAGACACTTATAGATGTAGGCAACTCAGTTGTTAGCAGCAAGACACAAGATTTTTTAACTACTGAGCAACAGTTAGCAAAAACATCTAAAATTAAAAGTGCTGATCAGTTCTCGCAAGACTATGCTCGTGTGGACAATGAAATTAAAGCGTTTTCAGGGACAGCTGAAGATTACTTTGCAGTCAAAGCAGCGCCAAAAGTACAAGCAATTATTAATAGTGAATATGCGACAGGCTATAACGAAGCAGAAAAAGCCGCCGCAGCCGCAGCTCTATCTATGAACTATGGTGCTTCTCTTTATGAGGCGCATGAAGCACAGAGAGCAAATTATGACAAACTGGTTTCGGGAGACATTGACTTTTCAGCTTACAAAAAAGAACTAGTAGCTCTTCAACCTAAAACAATGGCGCAAGCTTTAAAAACAAAAGCAGCGGGTTTGTTCAGTAGAGGAGAAAACACAGGGGTTCAAAGTGCTCGAATGATGGGCATGTTAGATACAGTAGACAGCTTATTAGATGATGATGGTGATGGAAAAATCACAGCACAAGAACAGGAAAGTGCGTTTTATAACATATACCGTAACTCTAAAAATAATTCTCTAACGGCTTTAAATATAACTCAAACTTTACAAGATCAAGGTATTGAAATATCAAAAGCAACACCAAAACTAGGTGCTCCTGTATCTATGTATGTACCAAACGATTTTGGAGATCCTGTTCAAACATCTGTTCAAGAAGTAACTTTAAATGGTCAGCATGTGAGCTGGATAAACGTCGCTACAGGTTCACAAATAACCAAAGCAAGCCCAAAGGCATCGTGGCAGAGATCTTCTGATGCTAAGGATACGGACGTGCAAGCAATCCAAACTAGAGTTAATTTATTAATTGATGATGATGTAGACGCTAAAGAAGGTTTTCAATCACGAATTAAGTCTATTGTAGGTGACGCAAAAGGCCCAGCCTTAAAAGAAAAACAAGACGCTGCGGCAAGAGCTGTTTTTGTACCTGTGTTTTTCACAGCTAAAAAGCTTATGAGTGATTATGGTGTAGGTAACGAAGCCGCCATGCAGATAGCTACGCACATGCACTCTTTAAATTATCAGTGGATTAAATCTAATGATGGGTTTATGGAAGAAGGTGAGACGGATCTAAGTACTTCTGTCATGCCGGATGAGGTATGGAATTCTCAACTAGCTTTAGCAGCTATTCACGACATAGAGACTAGTCAGAAATGGGCTGGTCGAGTACAGCTTGAAGACACGGACTCTACTCTTGGGTTAAGAAGTAGAATTTTTGCCACAAGCACAGAAGGCGCTGACAAACTATCTATTCCTCAAATAAACTCTTTGTGGGGAGATGTAGAAGATGGCGGGTCTGGAGGCTTTTTAGGTCAGGCAAAGTTTAAAGGAAGCGCATTATATAAAAACTTGCAACAGCAGGGCAGAAAAACTCAAGCCGAAACAAAAAGAAACGCTGAAACACCAGAGCCTTTAGAAGAAGAGAAGTCTGTAAGTTCAATTAAAGTACCTTATAGTGAAGCAGAAATGGATGCTGTCTTTAAACGGAAATATAACACTAATCAAAAGAATAAAAAACTAGCTTTAAATATGCCGTTGGCAAGAAAACAAAAGCTGTTTGAAAACTTAAATGGTAGTGTAGTGGCAGACCAGATTCGAGGTAGAGAGCAGACAGAACAACAAATCCGTAAGTTGGGATCAGCTATAGCAGGCGCTTGGACTAAAGGCGTAGAAAGACAGCAGGCAATACTAGATCTAGACGAAGACGATAAACTTATGTACAGCACACTAAAAGATAGAGACAGTCAAAACGCCTTTCTAGTTAATGTATACGGAGAAACTTATAATGGTCGATAGTGTTGCAACAAGAATGCAAGAGTACTACGGTAAACTAGATAAAGGTGAAGACGTATCTGATTTTTCAACAGTTAATAATCAAGAAGAGTTAGACTTGTTAAATGATACAGCTTCAGCTCCAGCAACTGTAACGTCTTTTGAAAACAATCCTGACGTGATTAAAAACTACGAGCTAGTTACTGATTACTTAGGCAACAATCAAACTGTAATGAGTGGCTTATTAGACTCTGCAAGCTTGATTGACGGAAGTAAAGCTGAGTTCATGCGTGATGAGTTTAGAATATCTACTCTTGTTAATAGGGCAGTTACTTTGGGCGATGCGCCTAAAGAAGTTCTAAACGCTTATAATGATTTAAAGGCTGCTTGGGATAGCTCCGAGCTTACAGGCTTTGGTGAGTGGGCAGGAGCCGTTAAAGATTACGGTATAGATTTAGTAGCTAACTATGAAACTATTCCTATGGTTGCGTCTGCAATGTTTAGTGGTGGCACAAGCGTGGCTGCTAATGCAGGTATACGAAAAGGACTACACAGCGCATTGAGCAAAGGTGTGGCTGCTGCGAGTAATAACCCCGCCAAGTTTGGTGCAGCCTATGGTGGAGTATTTACAGGCGCAGCTGATTTAGCATCTCAAGAATTAAATATTAGTTTGGAAAATCAAGAAGAAGTTAACTATGCACAAACGGCCGCTTCTACTGTCCTCGGTGCTGGTTTAGGTGCGGGTATTAACTATGGGTTATCTAGAGTCGGAAGCAAGATTCGCAGTAGACGACTTGAAAGAGATACTGAAATTGACAACGGCCCAATTGTTTCAGAGTCTAAAGGGCTTGCATTATTTGACGAAGGTCTGGAGGGAGAATATATTCCCGCTTCTGGTGAAGCAATCTTAGACAACGTAAGTGGTCTTCTTTCTGGAAGAACTGCAAAGGTTGTTAATGATGTAGATGAAACAGGTTTTGAAGATATTATTGATGACTTTGTAAGTGATATTGGGGGCGGTCAGTCTACAAGAGAAGAAGTAGAAGACATTGTTTTAGGAGCTTTAAAGTCTGGAGAGACTGGAGACAAGATAAAAAATAAAGTAGCTTTCGGTTTATGGAAAGCAGCTACTGAGTTAGTGGGTACAGCTTTTGGCGGTAAAGCTTCAGGTGTTTTAACAAGCTTTGTGCCGTATTCTAAAACCGCAGAAACTTTAAGAAAGCGTTTATCACATGATTTTGGAATCACTACAACAGGAAAACAAAAAGAAAGAGTAGCGATGGATTTTTCTGAGGTTGCGGCTACGCTTACAGGAGGTTTTAGAGAAAGGTTTAAGGCAGCTGTTGAGCCTATTGCACTCAACTCTGTAAAGGGTAATCTTGAGGACGATGTTAACGCAGCATTAAATAGAGCTATCCGTGGGCAAATGTCGCCGGATAAAGATATAAATGTAGCTGCTGTTAAAATACAAAACCTTTTTAAAGATATTGGTGAGCAGTTATTTGAAGGTGGTTTAATCGACAAGAAAGTAGAAAACTATATTCCTCGTATGTGGAATCGTAAAGCTATTGAAAATAACCAAAATGATTTTGCTAAGCTTTTAATTGAAGAGGGCGAAGCAGCAGATATTGTAGAAGCAGAAAGAATTATAAAAGAGATGCTCGATATTGAAAATCAATTATCGGGCGGTACAGCAGGTCATTTCTTTTCAGCAAAACGTAAATTTACAGACATCTCTAACGAGGCGAAACTTGTAGATTACTTAGAGGATGATCTTTTAAGCGTTATTGAAACTTATAATTTCCAAGCTGGCAAATCATTAGCTAAGATTAAAGTCCTTAACTCTAGAGGCGAAGCTGACTTTATTAAAAAGTGGATAGAGCCTATTGCAAAAGAGATGAAAGCTGCTGGACAGGCGCTAACTAAAAAAGATAAAGAAAGAATTAGAGAGCTTTATAGGTTAACTACAGGGGAAAACTTAAAACGTTTTTCTGACACTGTACAAACAGGGGCTGACGGATACCAACTAGCTACTCGAACGGCTCTACTGCCTTTAGCTACTGTTGGTAGTTTAACAGAGGTACTTATAAATGTAGGTAAAGCTGGTGTTATAAACTCTGCAAAAGGTTTTGCTCAAGCTTCTGAGGTTGCGTATAGAACTATTACAAACGACCTCCACACAGAGCTTAGAACTAAACATGGGTTAACTGCTAATGAAGTGTGGCGTGAACTACAATCGTTTGGTAAAGCTATAGATCAGTCTGTAGGTCAAATAGGCAATCGACTAGGTGGTGATGATCTTATTCACGAAGGAATGCAAAAAGCCAGCAATAAATTTTTCAGATTAAACCTGCTAGACCAGTGGACAAAGTTTGTTCAAATAACTTCTTATGCAACAGGTAAGAATTTGATTGAAGAAAACTTAAAAGCTCTTGCAGCTCATGGTAATAAAGCACAAACTTCTCGTACCGAATCAATGATTGGGAAGTTAAATGAACTCGATGTAGATTATAAAGCTGGTGTAGCTTGGATTAATAACGGTTCAAAAAGAACCGATTCTTTTTACACAGACTTTAAAAGAGGAGCTTCAAGATACACTAACGGCGTTATCTTACAACCTACGGGAATGTCTAACTTAAAGCCAATGCTTTACTCAGATCCAAAAACAACTATCTTGTTTCAGTTGTTAGGTTATCCAGCAGCGTTTTCAAATACTGTTCTTAAAGGAGCAGCAAAGGCTGTTATAAAAGATCCGAAAGCTAATGCAGCAAACATTCTTGGTGCTGGCCTTTCTATGACAGCCGCTGCTCGGTTTATAAACTGGGTACGTTCTCGTGGTGAAAGTGAATCTATGTATGTGCCTGAGTCAGAAAAAAATCTAAAAGCTATTGCACGTTGGGGTGGTAACGGTTTATTTTTAGACACTTTTACACGGGCAAAAAGCGCTGCTAAGTATGGCGATAATATCATGGGCTATGCTACTATGCCTTTCGGCCCTATAACAGGCGAAGCACTTAACCTGTTCCAAGGAAAGCCCGCTCAAGTTTTAGGGAATAAAGTTCCTTTCATGGGGGCAGGTAATGTTTTCCTAGGCCCAGACGTAATGCGTAAATATAGAAAAAGTTTAAAGAATATAGATAGAAGTTTAAACGAAAAGTTTGTACCAGACTTCCAACCTAATATTGCACGGGATCTTCTTTCTAAGGGCGGTACTGTAGAAATAGATCGTGCTTCTGCTGAGCCAGATGAAAGAGTAAATAAACTAACTGGTGTCCCGTATAATGTTGAAGCTGGGACAGCGTTTATGGATGAACTCGACGAAGGACGAACCGAGCGTTTTGGTTTTAATGTTGGCGGTAAGATAGCGCAGAAACTATCTACCCCTCTAGCGGAAGTAATCAACAAGCACACAGACGGTTTATTCAGTGCGTCTAAAGTAAATAATGTTGCTTCTGAAATTGAAGAGGCGGTAACACTTAATGCTAATTTAAAAGCTTTACCAGAAGATGAGTATTATTCTGATACTATGGATGATATTGCGTTAAATCAGATGCTTGTAGATGACGTAGACGTTGAAGAATATCTTACAGTAGCGGCCCGTTCGGTTTTTGACGACAATGATGCCAATGATGAATTGATGGGCTTAGCTGAAGAGGTTGATCCTGATTACTCTTTATATGACACGATTAATCACATGCTTAACCCTTTAAAAGATAAGCGTGATAACTTAGTACGTTCTGAATATAAAGATGTAGAAGACTCAGAAGCTTTAAAAAACTTAACTAGCTTCTTAGGTACGCATATAACTACGCTGCCTTTTTATACTTCAGTTACTCAAGAAGGGGCGAAGAAGTCGGCGAAGCAGCACGTAGCAAAACTTTTAGAGGAAGGAGATGACGGTTTATTTTCTTTTATAAAAGACACAGCGGCTACAACGCCTGCTCAACGAAATGATAATCTAAATCTCAAGCCTAGCGCCAACACACAAAAAGCTATTGAAGAGTTTGTAGTTGAATCAGAAGTTAATGTGCCTGTATATCGTGGTGTATCTAGCTTTGTCAATACTGATTATGATATTGCCTACACGTTCCCACGAGAAATGGGCGTACATTATGGTAATGAAGGACAAGCAAACTATCAAATTTTAAAAGAGCTTAATCCAAACAGAGCTATAGATGAATTTTCATTAGCTGCTACAGGGGGCCGCAGTGCAAACAAAAGAAAAATGTTTGAGGCTTTTCAAGAAGAGATGGCTGATAGCGGTACAAGCTTAAACGCTAGTAGTGAAGAAGGTATGGCACCTTTAACAGTACTTAAAGGTTACTTAAATATTAAAAACCCTTTATTTATTAATCAGGATATGGGTTCTTGGTCAGCTGATAATCTTTTAACAGTTGAGTATTTCCCAATGAAAGATGCTTTAGAAGAAAGTCTAAAGCGTTCCTTAACTAAAAAGGAGTTGGGGAAAATAGATGCCTTATCTGACAGGGCTTTACTTATTTCAGATGAATATATAGTCGCAGAGAACACCGATAAAAAAGTAGGTGTCGCTGTGAACCAAATTCAAAATGAATTGAAGCGGGTGTTAGAACACGCTAAATTAACTAAAGATCTACAAGGCTTTATAAAAGATTTAGGTTTTGATGGTATTAAATATAAGAATGCTGTTGAGCCACCTTTCAGAGGTGAGCAACTGTACTCCTATATTGCGTTTGAACCCACTCAATTTAAAACTGTAAATGCTTCTAAGTTTGATGTAAACGATCCGAGAGACATGTACGCTAAAGGCGGGTCAATAGTTGCGAGAGCGTTAGGTATTCCAGATGAAGCTTTGTCTTGGGCTAAAAGCCAGCGAGATCGTTTCCCTAAGAGTGAAAGCTATGACGGGATCGGAGACGCAGCCGCACACTTAGCGTTAGGTTTTATTACTAAGAAATCTGAGAACCCTAAAGCAGCTTTATTTGCAGCTAACGCTAGAGAGTTTGTAACTCTTGATCGTGTTGGTGGTAAAATGGATATACATAATAACAATCTAGGAGCCTCTATAGACGCACAGAATTATGCGGAAGCCGAGAAAGTAATAGACACTTTAATTTCTGATCGTAAGGCTGTATTTATGACTCCTTCTGAAAGTCGTGCAAGGCGTGGATATAACCATGGCGGCAGCTCTAGTTTTTATGCAGTCTCTAAAGGGGATACACTATCTAAGATAGCTGAGGATAACGAAACAACTGTAGAATCTCTAATGGCGGCTAATGATATTGAGGACGAAACTTTAATTTATGTCAATCAAAAACTTGCGCTACCTGTAGAAAAAGAGTTTAAAGAAAATAGAGCATTAGAAGCTATAAAGTCTATGCGTGTACGTGGGGGTCGTCAAGACAATAAAGTTTTTTCTGCGCTTAAAAAACTTAACAGTTTTAGAAACAGTCAGGGTTTAAGCTCTAAATCTGTAGAGTCTTTGAAAAGAATAAAAGAATCAATAACTCCTGAAGACCGTAAGCCTGTTAATATTGGTGGTAAGATAGCTCAAAAACTAGCACCTAAAATGACTGAAGGTTTTTATAGTGCTTTAGAAAAAGCATCTTTAAACTTAACTCGTAAAGAAGGTACAGGACAAGGTTTCTTAAACGATCTCAAGAAGGGCGAAAAGGTAACGGAAGATGAGCTATACTTCACTGGCGTTATTGATAAGCTTAAAGACGTTAAGAAAATCTCTAAGGAAGAAGTCCAAGATGTTGTAGCTAACAGTCGAGTAGGTGTTGAAACTAAAAAGGGAAGTCCTGATTATGTAGACCCTGACGATGGCGCTTATGACTTTGACACAGCTTATGATGATTTGGCTGATGGCGATGTTTGGCAAGTAGCTGAGCTAGAGCAGAGCCGTCCTGATGATTATGAAAAATATATATCGGGAGAAATGAGCTTTGACGAAGCTGAAAAGTTTGAGTTAGATGCCAAACGTTTTGTTAATAGTTCATTATCTAAAGATGAATCCGACGCAAGTGGAGCATTTGATTTTAGTACAGAGTATGAGGATTATACATTAGCAAGTAAAGCTGGAGAGAGACCACAGAACTACCGAGAGATTTTAATCCAAGCACCTAAAACAGATAAACTAAAAGACGTTGAACATTCGAATGAACATTTTGAATCAGCACCTAATTATAAAAGCACTTTAGCCCACATACGTTTATCTGATGGCGTGTCTGGTGAAAAGATGGATCAACCCACTTTGATTATTGAAGAGATACAATCTGATTATCATCAACAGGGCAGTAAATATGGTTATCGAAAAGACGGTGTTACTTATACTGAAGAAGACATAATCAAGACAGTAGAAGATTATAAAGAACCGTTTTATAATAAGTTTAAACAAGAGTTATCTAAAACATCTGACGATGTAGAATACGTACAAGAAGAAGCTAGTGACTACACGATTCAAGCTCTTGAAGTGATGGAGCAGTTTCTTGCATCAGGAGTTACTAAACAAGAAGTTGAGTTATTCTCTAAAAAGTTTTTAAATTATAAAATTAAAGATCTAAAATTAGCGGATGACCTCGCCTCCTATGTATCTAAATTTGATGTAAACTACATGGAGAATCATAAGAAGGCTCAAGGTGTTAACATTAAACGGGCGGAGCTAGAAAAAGAATTCGTAAAAGAATTATCCGAGGAAAATGTTAATGTAGGACGGGCGTATAAAAAGTATCTTAATGACGACATTGATACTGAGACTGTTCCTGAAGCACCGTTTAAAAAGACTTGGCATAAACTAGCAATCAATAAAGCTTTAATAGAAGCTGCCGAAGAGGGCAACACACGTATAGCTCTTACTACAGGACAGCAGCAACAAGAGCGGTATGGCACAGCTGGTGGTAAACTAGGCGAGAAGTACGACACAGCTTATCTTTCCTATCTTAAAAAGTTCGGTAAGAAGTATGGCGTTAAACCACAACTGGAGGCAGTTGAAATGGGCGACGCAACTTTCGACTTAAACGTTTTAGAGATTACCCCTGAGATGAAAGAAGATATATTAAAAGGTCTACCACAATTTGCTGAAGGAGGTTTAGTTGATGAGTGAATATAAATATTTTAGCACAGATGAGTTTGCGTGTCAAGAGACGGGGGAAAATGAAATTAGTGTAGAGTTTATACACAAACTAGATAAGCTTCGAGAGGCTTGTGGCTTTCCATTTACGATTACATCAGGCTATCGTAGCCCTCAGCATAGCATTGAGCAGCGTAAAGCTAAGGCAGGCACCCACGCACAAGGAATCGCAGCAGACATTAAAGTCTCTGGGGGTGCGCAGCGCATGAAGATTGTGGAGGAAGCAATAGCGTTAGGCTTCAAAGGCGTTGGAGTTGCTAAGACATTTGTTCATGTTGACATCAGGGAAACCACCCCTGTCTTGTGGTGTTATTAAAATGTTTAGCTTAGGATCTTTAATCGGCCCTATAACTAAGTTAGTTGGTTCTCATTTAAACAATAAGAAAGAAGAGAAGCAGGCAAAGCATAAAGCTAAAATGCAAGTTATAGAAAATAATGCAGACTGGGAATCTAAGATGGCGGACTCGTCAGCTAACAGTTGGAAGGATGAGTTTTGGACTCTTGTTCTTTCAGTACCTATCTTTATGATTGGGTATGCTATAGCGGCAGATGACATAAGTGTTATTGAAAGAGTCTCACTAGCTTTTGCAGCACTGAATGAACTCCCTGAGTGGTATCAGTACTTGTTGTTTATTGCTATCTCTAGCAGCTTCGGTATCAGGGGAGCTAAAAGCTTAATGAACTTAAGGAAATAATATGATAGAAAACATTGCAGGGCATAAGGATTATGAACTCAAGGATGGTAGAACGGACGCTCTTTATTTAGAGATAATGGAACTTATAACTAAAAAATTTAATAGTGCAGCTCTCACCCCCACTGAAGCTATCGGTACTTTAGATTGGGTTAAGACTGTAATCATAATGACTAACACAAATTTCAATGAAGAGCTTTAACGCATAGGGGGAGTATGGATATAGATAATATACCAATGGTGCGTTTAACTTGGAAGGACGCACAGGAAGGGGTAGGAACTTGGGAAAGCCTAGAAGATATTATAGCGCACGAACCGGCTACCTGTCAAGAAGTAGGCTGGCTTATATTTAAAGACGATAAAAAAGTAATTGTTATGAGGTCTAGGATAGTTGAAGAGGACGGGAGTGTGTCGGAAGGCAGTGCTCATATAGCTATACCAACTTCATGGCTTATAAAAATAGAAGAGTTGGAAGCCTTTAAAGACATTAAAGCATGAGCACACAGGAGCGTAAAGCATGAGCACAGCTAAGAAAAAAACTAAAGAGATTATACTCCCATGTATATTTGGAAGATTTAGGATACAAGCTCAAGCAATAGTTCTATATCCTTTTGTGTTTTATAAAAGCCAAGAAGCTAAAGATAAATATAGGGCGCATGAAATGATCCATGTTGAACAAGTACAACGGTTAGGTTGGTTTAAATTTTATTCCTCTTATCTATGGGAATCGTATAAGGTTGGTTACTGGGAAAACAAATATGAAATAGAAGCTAGAGAAAGGTCAGGAGTTTAACTATGGCAGCTAAGAAAAAAACTAAATCAAAAGTAAATGAAGCAGGTAATTATACTAAGCCGACTATGCGTAAACGTTTGTTTAATAAAATTAAAGCCAGTACTAAGGGCGGCAAGGCTGGTCAATGGTCTGCTAGGAAGGCTCAGATGCTTGCTAAAGAATACAAAGCAGCCGGAGGAGGATACAAGTAATGCCAATGAAGAAGCCACAAAAGTCTTTAAAGAAATGGACTAAAGAGAACTGGGGTACTAAGTCTGGTAAGCCAAGTACCCAAGGTAAGGCGGCTACAGGTGAAAGGTATTTACCTAAGAAGGCTAGAGAGTCTTTAAGTTCTAAAGAGTATGCTGCAACAACAGCTAAGAAACGTAAAGATACTAAGGCAGGTAAGCAGCACAGCAAGCAACCTGCAAAGATTGTAAAGAAAACAGCGAGGCATAGAAAATAATGGCTAAAGAAAAAGATTCTAAGTTAAAGAGCGCAGGAGTTTCAGGATATAATAAACCTAAAAAAACGCCTAGCCACAAAACTAAATCACATGTGGTTGTAGCTAAGGTAGGGGATCAGACGAAGACTATACGCTTTGGAGAACAAGGAGCGAGTACGGCGGGCAAGCCAAAAGCCGGAGAGTCTGCCCGTATGAAAGCAAAACGTGCCAGCTTTAAAGCTAGACACGCTAAGAACATTGCAAAAGGAAAGATGTCTGCGGCTTACTGGGCAGATAAAGCGAAATGGTAATGGAGCTTAATGAGAATACAGGTATAACAATACCCATCAGAAACCTAGTCGCTATGATTGTTTTTACTTGCGTTTCAACTATGGCTTACTTCGGCATACAAGAGCGGCTAAACCTCTTGGAACATGCTTTAGACAAAACTCAAATGGATATAACTCAGAACAGTGAGTTTAGAATAAAATGGCCCAGAGGTGAGTTAGGGTCACTTCCTGCTGATGCTAGGCAAGATATGCTTTTAGAGTATCTTAGTGCTCAGCAACAAAAGCAAACCAGCTCCAATGAAAAACTTAAAGATTCGTTAACAGACTTAAAGTTACGAATAGCTGCCATAGAAGCTGGTGTAGAAATAAACATAGATTAATAAAGTTAAGTGGTAGCGTGGTTAAGAGCATCTAGTTCTTGCTCTAACTGACTATGTAGGGGCTGTAGCTTATCATTGCACAGCCTCAACAAAGCCCTCATCAATACTAAGTCGTCGCCTTTAAAGACCTTAGACATATCCTTGTCGGGGATGCCGCTAAGTTCAGTAACGACAACCCCTCCCTTGTCTACAAGGAGCTTGAAAGATATTAGATTCCCTTCTTGTTTATTGCTCATAAGGCACAGCTACCAAGCATTGACTTGTACACGATGATAAAGAATACAGCCATCAATGTGTTAGCCCCCCAAAACCAAGCAAACATTTCAAAGGTATCTCTATTGTCTTTAATGAATGTCTTGAGTTTTCTTTTCTTAGTCTTAGTCATTATAACCCCCTAAATGTTATAGCTCTAAAGCACTGAGCGTAAAAGGCTTTAATTTCATCTCTCTCTTCCCAAAGTATCATCGCAGGTATATAAACTGGCGAGATAATAAGATGAAGCAGCCCAAGAAAAAACATTTTAGTTTTTGACTTAGTCATTATAGAGCCTCCCCAAGAGTAATGCTAACTAAACGCTCATTAGCTGCACCCTGATTAAATAATAAACGTGCGTTAACAATGTTGTAGTGAGCACCTCCAGCATTTAATTCAATACTAATATCATCATCAAGACCTTGGATGAATTCCATTAGATGGCCTACAGTAAACTCACTCATATCTATTCTCCCTCTTTATTTGTAAGTTTACTAACCCATAAATACAGTATGTGGTACTTATCTGTTTTTTTGTCATGTTCAACTGAAGCAGTAGATATAACGTAATCATCGTCACCATCGTCTACAGCAACAATCGTATCGTCGTCAAGGTCTTGGATTAATTTCTTTAAATGACCTACAGTAAATCCACTCATATCTCACACTGCCCCGCTACACAAGCAAGCTCTTGCGTTCCTGTAGTAGTATCCTCAGTTTCAAACTTACCAA